ACGCTTATTTGGAGTTGGTCCAGGCAATCCAGCATTAGGACCTACCATCAATGGATTAATAACACCATCAACTGGTTCTAGTGTGTTTTGAGGTAAAGTATCAGTATCAATATTATAAATTAGTAATCTATCATCTAATGGATCAGGTACAATTGTTCCAACAATCTCTGTTTGTAAATAAGGATTTTCTAACCATATTTGGCTTATGCCTGGTTTTATAGCCCCGTATATGTTCAAAAAGCTACTCCAATATATATCTGTGTTTGGTGGAGTAGGTATATCTAATTCGCTATTTGGTGGATTAAAGGGTTCACTCTGAGGTAATAACTGAAGCGTATTGCCTAACAATAACACTTTGTAACCAAATGGGACTATCTTTTGCCTTGTTCCTAATAACAAGTCATCATCTTGTGTTGCCAATAAACTATTACCTTGAAATATACTGGCAATGATTTTTTCAATTACACCAAACTTTTTTAGTTTACTTGATGTAGACAACCATATTGGCATATAAAATTTCCAAGTTAATACATCAATTGGATTGTTTGTTCCTTGTGGAATACTACGGCTACTAAAAGTTATACCATCTTGGTAAACTACTGTCAGTGATGTCCAATCAACAAAATTGTCTGTACTTTGAATTTCTAAACTAGGATTAAAAAGTGTACCTAACTGTTCTATTATTTCTAGTTTTTGATTATAATTCGTTGTCCATACATCTAATGTAATTCTTAATGTGTATGGTACAGGCATTAATCTTTCAATCGTAAATGCTTGGCCCTGTACTGTTTCATAGCTTTGTGATTCTTGACTATAGGCACGCTGTCTTACCTGTAGCTTATCAACAAAATAAGGTTCTTGAGTTCTACGTTGGTCGTATTCTAATCCACTTATATAGTAGGTAATTAGTGGAGCACTGGGTAGATTACTAGCAGAATTATTTGCTATAACTGTTGATGCTTGTCTACTTTGATCACCATACATAATTGGAACACGTATTAGGATATCATTACCAGCAGGATCTTTTCCTTTGGTTACATACCAGTTGGAAAATATTTTGGCAAATTGTATTAAAAATCTGCGTACCTGAGCGTCATAAAAGAACTGTGCCAATTTAATTTTCCTTTAAAATAAAATATTTTTAAGATTGAGGAGGCAACGGATCAGGTTTAAGTTGTAATATACTTGATAATGGTTGTGCCTCTGGAATAAATGTTTCTGTCTGTTGCATATATATTTGATTTGGATCGTTGATGAATAAAGATTTTTGTGATAAATCACTACTTCCAAATCCTGTATCTGTTCTTACATTTTCACTTATTCTCACCCATATCTTTCCGTCCCAACGAAATAATAATTGTGGGAAGTAATCAATACGTAAAAAGTAATCTCCAACTTGTGGATTTTGTGGGAAAGCAATACCTGCTCCAGTTGGTAAACCATTAGGTGCCTGAGCAGTGCCAGTTAAATATCCAGCACTATATCCAAAACTTCTTGGAGTATACCTCGTTATGTATTGGAATCTTGGATCACAATCAGCACGATAGTCCATTTGCGGAGTTATTGTTCCAATAAATCCTGGCTGTGTTGGATCTTGGTCAGCAGTTGCGTAAGTATTATCAGCAGTACCATATGGGCCTGTGATGGCACCCAATGATTGAACGCTTAATATTTTATCTCCAACTACAGGACCTGATCCTGTACTTAATCTTTCTGCTGGTAGTTCTATAACTTCTAAATTTGCCTGTACAAACTTATCAATTTTATCACTTAAGTCCATATCAGCAGTCATATCCCAAATACTTTGTATAGCATTTTTTGGAATCTTAATTGCTACGCTTGGATACTTATAATCAGGACTACGCATAGTCACTACAGTGCCTGTCACCGTAGTACTAGGTGCTCCAGCACTGCTTACTACAATATCAACAGGAGGAGCAGGTTGATCTAACTTATTGCTGAATACATTGTTGCTAGCATAAACGCCGTACGTTGGTACAATATAAAGTTTGCTATCATCGTAACCAGCTTTAGGTACAATGCGTTTTGCTTCTTCAAGTTGTGCGTTGTTAATTTCAATATTTTTATTGTATGTGGCAAGTATATCTCTAAGGTCTTGATTTGTATCAAGTTCCCAATATATTGGATTAGGAGGGGCTATACCAATTGGCACTTCTGTTTTACTAATATAGTTTTTATCACCATAACTTATGACATATCCAGCTGGATAAGTTTTGTCTTTATCCCATAAGCCTAAATAATTATCTTGGTTGATTGGTTCATTTAATATTTGACTAAATTCTTCGCTATCAACAAGTGGTTCACATTTGATACGCCATAGATGCGGATACCATGTTTGGCTAAAACCCTCACTTGCGTAATTAGCATCAGTAATTTGCATAAATCTTTTTAATGCTACTGGTATTGTTTCTTTTAATGGATTGTAATCTAATAAATGCGGCAATTCAATAACATCACCCACCATTAATTTACGCCCTACAATATCAATCATGTCATTGTAGTGAACTGTAATAAAAATAATATCATTGTTTAAGAATAATCCAAACTGACTTAAATCAAAGTCTAAATTTTGTACATTATAATGTCCACGTAGTCTATAAATGTTTGGATCATATGTTCTATCTCTGTTTTCCAAAAACAGTAAATCTTGTATATTTGTAGGACTTAATGTGCTATACTCTGGTTGTGTATAGTCTACGCTTTGTCCTTGATTAGTAGGCCCTAAATATTTGTGAATATAAAGGTCAGTGCCACCCACAGTAAGTTGCTCTGATATGGTTCTATCAAAAAATCTGTAGTCGTTTTGCTTATTAGGTCTGTAGAGTGATAATTTTGGCATACTTGTATTTATCGGCAGAGGCTTGACAATAAATGGACAAGTGTGTATAATGCTAAGTAATATGGAAATTGGAGAATATTATGGCTCGAAAAGCTAAACCCGTAGTAGTAAAAGTCACAAAAGCTAAGAAACCAGCAAATGTTTCTAGCGTAAAATCACTGGATCCCAAAGACCCAGATACCAAATATGTTGGTGTTGAGCCTGAATTTACATTACAGCCAGAAAATCGTACAGTGGCATTGATGAAATCGCTAAGTTGGTATAGTAGATTTTATGGGCGTAAAGACGCTAAAGAGATTTTGATCCAATATTTGACTCATGTTGGTAAAACTCCTGAGGCAAAAATCATGCATAAGATTGATGACAACGAATTGATTCCTTCAATTTGTTGGTTAGCACGTATGAATATGCGTGGTCTTGAATTGATCCCTACCGAACAGGCAACACTTGATAATGAAATCACTAGATTGTTAAAAGCAGTTCATAAGCCTGAACTACAACGAAGCATGACAGGTAAGCAACCCAAAGTGGCAGTTGCTAAACCCAATGTACAAGAAATTATGAAAGAAAAAACCCGTGAGTGTGGTGGAGACTTAGAGGGTTTATTTGATGACTATATCTTAGCTGGTGCTGGTAATAAACATACATTAAAACCCATTGATGAAGTTAACAAGCGTAATATCTTACCCCAACACATAAGCATTCTTACTGAGGTTTGGAAAAACAAACTTAATGAGTTTGAGGAAGTATTAAAGGGTAAAGATAAAGCATTAGTTGAAGGCTATAGTAATTATAGCAAAGTTCAACTAAAAAATATCATTAAGTTTATTGAGCAAGTTATTAGTGACTTGAATAGTTATGTAAGCATTAAGAAAGCTACAAAAGCTCCTCGGGCACGTAAGCCAGTTCCAGTTGAAAAGCAAGTATCAAAACTAAAGTACATGCGTACTTATAAAGATGCTGGGAGTAAACTTGAATTAGTAAGTATCAGCCCTACTAAACTTCAGGGAGCAAGTGAAGCATGGGTATATGACACTGCCAAACGTAAACTACATCACTATATTGCCGATGAATATAGCAAGACATTTACAATAAAAGGCAACACACTGATCGGATTCTGTACTAAAGAAAGTGAAGTAAAAACATTACGTAAGCCAAGTGAACAAATCAAAGAAGTTATGGGTAGCAAGCCAGCGGCACGTAAGTTTTTTAAAGATATTAAGGCAGTTAGTGTAGCTCCAAATGGACGTTTCAATGAATCAATGGTGATTCTCAAAGCGTTCTAACAAACTGCGGCCTGATAAATACTCTAAACGAGGACTATCATGGCTGCAGATCCATTATCTACCCCAACTAATTATAATTTACAAGAAATAAAATCAGCATTTTTTGAAAACTTGCGCTTACGTTTGGGCGGCGACATTATTGATTTAGAATTAGATCCGCAACATTACGAGGCAGCTTATAATTATGCGATTAAAGTTTATAGACAACGGGCACAGAATGCCACTATAGAAAGTTATTCTTTAATGACTGTAATTAAAAATGTGGACACTTACACATTGCCAAGTGAATTTATTAATGTTCGTTCATTGTTTAGACGTACAGTAGGACTTGAAACTGGGCCTAGCTCAACAGCATTTGATCCTTTCAGTAGTGCCATATTAAACACTTATCTGTTAAATTACAATTACACAGGTGGTATGGCAACTTATGACTTTTATGCTGGTTATGTAGAATTAGCAGCACGTATGTTTGGTGGTTATGTGACATACACTTTTAACCCAGTTACCAAAGTATTGCGTGTAGTACGTGACTTTAAGGGAACTGGAGAGCGTATATTGATATGGGCTGATATACAAAGACCAGAGATTGAATTACTTCAAGATCCAGGTGCTGGAGTATGGCTTGGGGACTTTATGTTAGCGGTGCTTAAGGGTATCATAGGTGAAGCCCGTGAAAAGTTTGGCACTATAGCAGGTCCAGGAGGTGGCACTTCATTGAATGGTGCTGCTATGAAAGCAGAGAGTAAAGAATCACAAGCAGCCTTACTTGACCAACTTAAGAATTATGTAGATTATAGTCAACCATTAACTTGGGTACAAGGTTAACCTTTACACTTTACTTTTTTATACTCCTGTCATATACTGAGTATTAGACAGGAGTTTCCATATGATTTTAGGCGTGACTGGTTTTATTGGCAGTGGTAAAGACACGATTGCAGATTATCTTTGTACCTTTCATGGGTTTAAACGTATTAGTTTTGCTGGTTCACTTAAAGATGCTGTAGCCAGTGTGTTTAATTGGGATCGTGAGTTATTGGAAGGCACTACAAAAAGCAGTCGTGAATTTAGAAACCAAATCGACTCTTGGTGGGCAGAGCGTTTACAAATTCCACATCTAACACCACGATGGGTATTACAGCATTGGGGCACTGAAGTATTTCGTAATTGTTTTCATCCTGATATTTGGGTAGCAAGTGTAGAGCATAAACTCAAAAGTGCCAAAGATAACATAGTAATTACTGACTGTAGATTTCGCAATGAGATTGAGGCAATTAAAAATGCTGGTGGTGTTACAATTCGTATTGAACGTGGTATAAGACCTGAATGGTATGACGATGCCGTTGCTCTTAATAAAGGTCCAAGTCAAATAGGTTGGGCACTAGCTAAAGATAAGCTGCTCAAATTAAATGTACATGCTAGCGAATATAGTAGTGTGGGGTTAAACTACGACCATTACATTGATAACAATAGCACTATTGATAGTTTACATACTCAGATAAAATCAATATTGAATCTCTAGGTCTCCACGTTTCCAATTAACTTCTTTTTTCTTAACCACTTCTATGCAGTTAAGGCACACACTTCGTAGATTGTTTAGTAATACATTTTTTAGATTTCCATCAATATGAAACACTGTAATTTGTGATGGGTATATACTCCTAAAACCACACAAATCACAGTTAGTTTTTTTCTTGTATCCTGCCTTTTCCCAACCATAAACTTTAGGTTTTGTTTTGGGTTTCTTTTTCCCACAATCATCACAAATACTTCTATAGTGTGTCATATCATTACGTTTGTAATTGATAGCACAAAAATTTTTATTACATAATCTACATATAGGCCTAGGCATATTCATGTGATTATTTAGTAGTTTTACCTTCGAAGGTTTGGCATTTCAGTGTTTTTCTAATTTTTTAATAAATAATATTATGCGGTTCAGGTGGTAAAACCTCATAATTTTTACATAAAGGAAAAGAACATGGCACTAGTATCTCCAGGCGTAGAAGTAACAGTTATTGACAACAGTCAATATTTACCAGCGCCAACAAATTCAGTACCTTTCTTCTTATTTGCGACTGCCCAAAACAAAGCTAATCCAAACGGAACAGGTGTAGCAGAAGGAACAACAGCAGCTAATGCAGGAAAGTTATACAATATTACAAGTCAGCGTGATTTAGTTACGATTTATGGAAATCCATTTTTCTATACAAATACGAATGGAACACCAATCCAAGGATATGAACTTAATGAATACGGATTGTTAGCAGCGTACTCAGCATTGGGTGTTACTAACCAAGCATATACATTAAGAGCAGATATTGATTTAGCAAGTTTAGTAGGACAGACAGCAAGACCAGTTGGATTGCCAGCTGAAGGTAGTTATTGGTTAGATACTACAACATCAACATGGGGGATTTATGAATGGAACGCTACAACAGCCACATTTACAAATAAGATTCCAATTGTTATAACAGATAGTACATTTATCTCAGGTGGTTTTCCAGTAGCTTCACTTGGAGCAGTTGGTAGT